GTCGCTGGCGGTTTGGTAGATGAACTGCTAGAAGTGATACACAAGTATGACGAGACGCTGTATACATCCACTGTTATCGGCGTATTAGAGTTAGTAAAGCGTCAGTTAATTGACGTAGCAATGTGGGGAGTAGCAGAAGATGACTAATCGCATAGAAATAGAGTACGTATTAAAAGCAGAAGAAGATGATGACATCCAAGACTATGTGAAACCTTGGCGTGGCTTGGACTGGGGAGAAGTGCCAGAAGACAAAATTAAATCAGAAGACTTTTTGCATGGGGCAAGGTGGGCTGAGAAACAACTAAGGGACAAAAATGCTTGAAACAATTGCATGGGCAGTAACTTTTATGGGGCTTGGTGCAACAGTAGTAATACTTGTTGGCATAGCAATACTGATGATAAGCAGTGAGGACTAAATGTCCAATAGCAGAACTTGTACAAAGTGCGGTGAACACAAAGCAATGTCTGAGTTTTCTGTGGCGCAGAATATGTTTAGGAAGGACGGCAGTACTTATAAAAAGTATAAAGCGCGGTGCAAACTTTGTTTAAAAAGCCAAACGGCAAAGTACAACAAAGTATGGCGCGATCGAAACTTAGAAGAAGTAAGAGCTAAAGCAAGAGAAAAATGGAGGGAGAAGAATCCGCCTAAAGAACCTAAACCCAAGCGTACTAAAGAGGAGATGCAAGAGTATCAAAGGAAGTACTACGAAGAAAACAAAGCATATTACAAAGAGTATGCAAAAGCGTATTACATAAAAAACAAAGACAAAATGATAAGCACGGTAAAAAAGTGGATTGACGAGAACAAAGAAAGATATAACGCGACACGGTTGATGTGGCGCGAACAAAATAGAGAAAGGATATGCGCACAACAAAAAGCTAATAACTTAAAGCGGTTTTTGGAGAACCCCGACAAAATAAGACGCGCTAGGCAAGAAAAAAAGAAAGCTATGAAGGTTAAAGACCCGCAAGCGTGGAACGAAAAAATGCGTAGGTACAACCATGCATCTCAAAGAAAAATGGTTGAGGAACTAACCGACGCATATGTACGACAGCGGCTAGTCCGAACAGAGGATGGTAGCCCAAGAAGAATATCCGCCAAGGATATACCGCAGAGCTTGGTGGAAACCAAGCGTTTACAACTAATGATATTAAGGAGTTTAAAAAATGAAAAATGTTGAAGAGTTAAGAGCACAATTAGCCCAAGTGTTTACTGGGCTACAGAGCGGCGCTATTAAACATAAAGACGCCGCCGAGTTTGCAAACTTAGCAGGCAAGATGATTAACTCTGCAAAAGTGCAGGTAGAGTACTACGCCTTACGCAAAGAAGCCCCGACTATTCCTTTCTTGCAAGGGGCGGCTAAAACAGGCAAATCGTGATGAAATGCCCCGTCTGTAACGCGTGGACGCTAGTAAAGCAAACAAAAACATCGCCCACATTTGGGTATATTAGAAGGAGAGAATGTGCAAACGAACATAGGTTCACAACCAAAGAAATCGTTGTCCCGCAAAAGGCAATTGATGCAGAGAGAAGAAGCCATATCGAAACTAATCTTGAACGATTGGAATCCGTTCGAAAGAGCAGACCCAAAAGTATTAGAAAAAGTAAGGCAAAAATTTATTAACCAAGAGGAAGCACTACTATGAAAAAGTTAAGCAGAGCAGAAAAGATTCGTCGTTTTATAACGGCAAACCCCGACATGTCTACTAAAGACATAGCCACCAAGTTTGATACATCGTATCAAGTTGTCTACATGGTAAGAACCAAAATGACAGCAGTTAAAACTTCAAAAACAGTTAAGCTACCCAAGGGAGAACAAACTGCTTGGATAGATAAAGCTGTGGAGGAAGCAAATAAAGCTAGGCAAGACATTATTGCTACGCATCACACCGACATGGTTAATCACCCACCGCACTATAAGATGGGCGGTATTGAGACTATCGACTTCATCGAAGCAAAAGGGTTTGGTTACAACTTAGGAAACGTAGTTAAGTATGTCAGCCGTGCCGACCATAAAGGTAGCCACTATGAGGACTTGCTTAAAGCGCGTTGGTATTTAAATCGTGAGATCGCTAAGTTTTCGCCACAAACAACAGTACCTAAATGAACCTAGTAACCTTAGACTTTGAGACTTATTATGACAAAGAATACTCTTTGTCTAAGTTAACAACAGAGGAATACGTCCGCGACGATCGCTTTGAGGCTATCGGCGTGGGCGTTAAAGTTAACGACAGCGACACTGAATGGTTCACTGGGACAATGGAGGAGACTAAAGAATTTCTTGATGAGTTCAAACTTCAAGAATGTTTCGTGTTAGCCCATAACATGATGTTTGACGGCGCTATCCTTTCATGGCGTTTTGGCATTAAACCAAAAGTATTTCTTGATACTCTAGCAATGGCGCGGGCAGTTGATGGTGTTGAAGTTGGTAACAGCCTTGCTAAGTTGGCTACGCGCTATAACTTGGGTAAGAAAGGCACTGAGGTTGTAACAGCTATGGGCAAGCGCCGCAAAGATTTCACTGCCGTTGACCTTGCACAGTATGGAGAGTATTGCAAGAATGATGTGCACATAACGTACGAACTGTTTAACATTCTTAAATTGCATTTCAATAAACAGGAACTAAAGTTGGTTGATCTGACTTTGCGTATGTTCACCGAACCGAGCTTGCAGTTGAATTTGCCAATGCTTGAGCAACATCTGATTGAAGTTGTAGACAAAAAAGAAAGACTGATTGCCGAAGCAAGCGCAGACCGAGAAGTTTTGCTATCAAATCAAAAGTTTGCTGAGCGGTTGGTGAGTTTAGGTGTAGAGCCACCCGTAAAAATTAGCCCTACCACGGGCAAGTTAGCGCTGGCACTAGCTAAAAATGATGAAGGATTTAAAGCATTAGCAGAACACTGGGATGAGCGCGTGCAAGCATTGGTTGCCGCACGTCTTGGTACAAAAAGTACTTTGGAAGAAACTCGCACACAAAGATTTATTGATATAGCTAAACGCGGTGATCTACCAGTTCCACTACGCTACTATGCAGCCCATACAGGTCGTTGGGGCGGCGATGACAAACTAAACTTGCAGAACTTACCCCGCAAGTCCAAGCTCAAGTCTGCAATCATGCCACCAGAAGGGTATACCCTAATAGACGCCGACTCTAGTCAAATTGAGGCGCGAATGTTGGCTTGGTTGGCTGGGCAAAACGATTTGGTCGATGCTTTTGAGCGCGGCGAAGACGTCTATAAGATCATGGCGGCAAAGATTTACCATAAAAATGTGGAAGAAGTCTCAGATTCTGAGCGGTTTGTGGGTAAGACCACAATTCTTGGCGCGGGGTACGGCATGGGTCACGCCAAGTTTCGAATACAACTAAAGAACTTTGGTGTTGATTTATCAGAAGAGGAGTGCCGAAGAATTCTTGCTACATACCGCAGAGAGTTTGCGTTTATACCGATGCTATGGGAAGAAGCGCACCGATGCTTAGACGCGCTTGCCGATGCTAAATTGAAAACAACTTCATTTGGCAAGCAAGAACAGGCGGTAAGTGTTTTACCAGGAATTGGTTTTGATATGCCAAGCGGTTTGCCTCTTAAGTATCAAGACTTAAAACCATCTGAAGTGGATGAACGGGGACGCACCCAATACATCTACTCAACCCGTCGAGGTAATGTAAGAATTTATGGCGGTAAGGTTGTAGAAAATATTTGTCAAGCATTAGCCCGCTGTGTAATAGGGGAACAGATGTTAAGGGTTGCCAAAAGATACAAAGTTGTTCTCACCGTGCATGATGCTATCGCTTGCATAGCCAAGAAAGAAGAAGCTTTAGAAGCCGCCGCCTATGTCCAAGAGTGCATGCGTTGGAGGCCGACATGGGCGCAGACTTTGCCCTTAAACTGTGAGGTCGAGCTGGGGGAGAGTTATGGCACTACAAAAACATTCACAGGGTAAATAATGAATTACACATGGTCATACTCCAGCATCTCGCTGTTTCAACAGTGTCCTCGCAAGTACCAGCGTATGCGAGTAACTAAAGATATTGTCGAGCCGCCCCAAGCGCATTTAGATTATGGTAAGACAGTACACAAAGTAGCTGAAGACTTTATCCGGGACGGCGTTCCTATTCCACCTCAGTACGCGTTTATACAACCACATATTGAGCCGTTCAAAGATATGGCTGGTGAGAAATTGTGTGAGCATGAGATGGGGTTAACACGAGATTTCAAACCATGTGCATTCAAGGCCAAAGATGTTTGGTTTCGCGGCATAGCTGATTTATTAATTCTTAATGGAGACAAGGCAAGAATAGTTGACTGGAAGACTGGCAAGTCAAGCCGATATGCCGACAAGAAACAATTAGAATTGCTCTCCCTTTTAACATTCAAGCACTTTCCACAGATCAAGTCAGTGCGTGCTGGGCTTGTGTTTTTAGTGGCGGAAGATTTAGTTTGTGCCGAATTTGAAACTGACAAACAGCACGAAGCATGGCAAAAATGGATACCAGAGATTGAGCGGTTAGAAGCGTCATACGCAAATAATGTGTGGAATCCTAACCCTAACTTTACCTGCCGTAACTTTTGTGCGGTGATAGATTGTGAACACAATGGGAGAAAGTAATGCCTTACGTTAATAAACCAAGACCATATAAACACGAGTACGAAACATACGACGGCACACCCGCCGTTAAAAAGAAACGCGCAGCGCGTAATAAAGCCCGTGCCATGATGGAACGAGAGGGCTTAGTCCACAAGGGTGACGGCAAAGACGTCGATCATAAAAAGGCTTTAAGCAAAGGCGGCAAAACTGTTCGTAGCAACTTGCGCGTCAAAGATGCATCAGCCAATCGTTCTTACGCCCGCAACAGCGATCACACAATCAAATAATGCAAATCATCGACAATAAAGCGCTGGTAGTTCGCACTAAGAACCCAGCAAGAATAACCGCCGCTATACCTAAGAGCCAAGAACTCGAAAGCCAAGACGGAGTAACAGAAGTTGCCGTGCACTGGGGTTTGAAAGAAGCCCAAGTATTGCGCCAGCTTGGTATTAAAAAAGCACCATCACCAATAGATAAAGACTACGGATGGCCCGGAATTTATAAACCAATGGCCCATCAAAGAGACACTGCATCTTTTCTTACGCTACATCCAAGAAGCTTTTGTTTTAACGAGCAGGGCACGGGCAAAACCGCGTCGGCTATTTGGGCGGCTGACTATTTGCTAGAGCAAGGTGTTATCAAACGAGTACTTGTAGTCTGCCCTTTATCAATCATGCAGTCTGCATGGCAGGCCGACTTGTTTAAGTTTGCCGTCCATCGTAGCGTGAACGTAGCCTATGGCGATCGTAAAAAGCGCAAAGCAATCATTGAAGGCGTCGCCGAATTCGTCATCATTAACTTTGACGGCGTTGGTATTGTGCAGGAAGAAATTAAAAAGTCAGGATTTGATTTAATCATCATTGACGAGGCTAACGCTTATAAAAACTCTCGCACAGAGCGGTTCAAAGTAATGCGTCACATAGTAGAGCCAAGTACATGGATATGGATGATGACAGGCACACCTGCCGCCCAATCACCGCTTGATGCCTATGGGTTGGCAAAACTATGCGTGCCTGCAAATACTCCGATGATGTATGGCACATTTCGAGATAGCGTAATGTACCAACTGACACGATTTAAGTGGGTGCCAAAACCAAACGCAGAAGATGTTGTTCATAAGATATTGCAACCTGCTATTAGATACACAAAAAAAGAATGCTTGGACTTGCCTGATGTAACGCATACATTTCGTCATGCACCATTGAGCGCTCAACAATCTAAGTTTTATAAGCAACTTAAAAAAGACTTTTTGTTTGAGGTTGTAGGCGAAGAAGTAACTGCAGTTAATGCGGCGGCTAATCTAAATAAGCTACTACAGATTGCTTGCGGTGCTGTGTATACAAATACCAAGAATGTTATTGAGTTTGATGTATCAAACAGACTTAATGTAATACTTGAAGTAATTGAAGAATGCACTAATAAGGTATTAGTATTTGTACCGTATACACATGCAATAAATTTACTAGCAGATTTCTTAAATAAAAACGGAGTTACAAACGAAATTATTAATGGCGATGTAAGTGTTAATAAACGCACCGATATCTTTAAGCGGTTTCAAGAAGGAACAAACCCTAAAGTTTTACTAATACAACCACAAGCCGCCGCACACGGAGTAACCCTAACTGCCGCCAATGTAGTCGTATGGTACGCTCCTGTTACATCGAGTGAAACCTATCTTCAAGCAAATGCTAGAGTGCATAGGCAGGGGCAAAAGAATCCCGTGACAGTCGTGCATATTGAAGGTAGTCCGGTAGAGACTAAGCTATATGCAATGCTTCAAAACAAACTTGATTTCCACACAAAAATAATTGACCTGTATAAAAATGAATTGTCCGAAAGCCCTTGACAATGTAAAGAAAGAGCGTATAATAAACATCCCAGAACTTGAAGGAAGAACATGGAGAACGTACCAATAGAACAAATAGTTACTACCTACATCAAAATGCGCGACAAGCGCGACAAACTCTACCAAGAGTATAAAGATAGGACAGCCCAGATAGAAGAGGACATGCAAGTCCTTAAGCATAAACTTATCGAAATCTCGAAAGAGACTGGCGTAACAAGTTTTGCTACTCCTAATGGCACTGCCTACCGCACAGTCAAAAACCGTTATTGGACAAATGACTGGGAAAGTTTCTACAGCTTCATGCATGAACACAAAGCAATGGGGTTGTTAGAAAAACGAATCCATCAAACTGCTATGAAAGAGTTTATGGATGAAAACCCCGAAGTGCATCCACCCGGAATGCATGTTGATAGTGAGTATGAAATTACCATTCGTCGTAAGTAAATTTAACCAAAGGAGAAACCTATGAGCACAAACATCGCTCTTTTTGACCAAGAAACCCCAGCCTATCTTAAGCAAGTTGGTCTTGATGATTTAACTAAATCGCTTGCTGGTAACACAGGATCAAAGCGCATATCCATTCGTGGCGGAGTTTTCCGTTTGATGGTTAATGGCGAAGAGATTGCTAAGAACGAAAACCGTGCAATGAATATTGTTATCGTCAATGGGGGCCGCTATGTAGCACGTCAGTTCTATGCTGGTGCATATGTAGCTGGTGAGGTTAGCGCCCCCGACTGCTGGTCTAATGATGGTGAGAAGCCAGATGCAAGCGTTGAGTCCCCACAAAGCAAGTCTTGTGAAGGTTGCCCACAAAACATTAAAGGCTCTGGACAAGGCGATTCACGCGCATGCCGCTACCAACAGCGTTTAGCAGTGTTGTTAGCCGACGATATTCAAGGCGATGTATATCAGTTGGTTCTTCCTGCTAAATCTATTTTTGGTCGTGGTGACTTGGACAAGATGCCGTTTCAGCAATACGCCAAATACGTTGGTTCGCAGGGTAAAAGCATTAACACTTTGGTAACTGAATTGCGTCTTGATAGCGATAGCGATACACCAAAACTTACCTTTAAGCCTATTCGCTTTTTGACTGAGCAAGAATATAACGTCGCTAAAGAAAAAGGTGAAAGCCCTGCGGCTAAGTCGGCTGTTATGCAAACCCCTGCCGCGATGGATGGAGTAAAGCCTAAGAAAACCGAGACTATTATTGAGGAAGTTATCCCCGAGCCTACTAAGCGCCCATCTAAGAAGACTGCTGAGCCCGCCCCCAAGAAAGACTTTGCAGACGTTCTTAATACATGGACTGATGATGAATGATGAATCCTCGTGGTTATGCATCAGCAATCATCCGTGCTAACTTAGAAGCAAGTACAGAAAGCCTTGGCGTAGTGTTGGGGCGCTTCTGTATATCAAAAGAAATACCTGTGCGGGACATTGCTGAGTATTTTGGTGTGAGCAGAATGACCATCTACAAATGGTTTGCTGGCGAGTGGATACCTCGCCAAGTTCACGCTAAGAAAATCGGCACTGTGCTAGCACAGGCTAAGTTTAGTTTGTAAGTAATCCAAGCATCCAACAGAAGTGGGGCACCGCCGCGCCCCTTGGATGCTTTTTTTCGCGGTGCAGGGGCGGCTATGACAAAACAAGATTTGTTATCAGCAGTGCTCTCCGCACAGGGGTGGTACTGCGTAGTAGGTCTAAAAAAGACAGGACTGCCGAAACAAGTGTTTGTTCGGAGTCTAGAAGAAGTTGAAGGAGAAGTCAGTGAGTTACTTTCTAAAAATTATGATGTGTACTTTGCATGCGCTAAATACGATACAAACAAGACGCGCTCGACAGATAACGTAACAGCGATTAAAGCCTTTTGGCTTGATATTGATTGCGGTGTAGGTAAGCCTTATGAAACGCAAGCCGATGGTATTGCAGCGTTAAAAGCATTTTGTTCTAGTGTTGGATTACCTAAACCTACGCTAGTTAATTCTGGCCGGGGCGTTCATGTGTATTGGCCTCTTACAGCTGACGTAACAAGACAGCAATGGAAACCTGTAGCGGACCGGCTTAAAGTTGTTTGCCATGAGCGTGGCCTAGATGCTGACCCAAGTCGCACTGCAGACGCGGCGTCTATCTTGCGAGTGCCTGAGACATTTAACTACAAAGGTGATCCCCCGTTAGATGTTTCGCTTATAAATGTATCTAAGCCAGTTGATTTTGAGGAATTTAAATCCAAACTTGGCGTGATTAATGTAGCGCCAGCGCATATACCGACGCAAATCAACGACTTGACGCGTGCTCTTATGGGCAACAAACAGCATCGTTTTAGCATAATCGTTGACAAAAACGCCAAGGGTACTGGATGTTTTCAGTTAGCGAAAGCTATTGCAGAACAAGAAACTTTAGATGAGCCACGTTGGAGAGCTGCGCTTTCCATTCCTGCATTTTGTATTGACGCCGACACCGCTATTCACGACATATCGTCTAAGCATCCTGACTACTCACCAAAAGCAACAGAAGAAAAAGTACAGAAGATTAAGGGGCCGTACACCTGCGAGAAGTTTGAAGCAACAAACCCTGGAGGTTGTGCTAACTGCATACACAAAGGCAAAATAACTTCTCCTATAGTTCTTGGCGCTGAAATAGCCGAAGCTACTGAACAAGATAACGAGATTGAGGTTGTAACTGAAACAGCTAAAACAATTAAGTACGTAGTACCTGAGTATCCATTTCCATATTTTCGTGGTAAGACAGGTGGTGTTTATCGTAAGTCAGAAGATGAGGATGATCCAGATGCCGTAATGATTTACGAGCATGACTTATATGTTGTCAAACGAATGAAAGACCCACAGCATGGCGAAGTTATTTGGATGCGGTTGCACACGCCACGGGATGGCGTAAAAGAGTTTGCCCTACCTGCAGTTGATTTATTGACTGCGGATAAATTACGGGAAAAGTTGGCATGGTTTGGCGTTATCGGCATGAAAAAGCAGATGGACAACATCATGTCTTATATCGTTAGATTTGTAAAAGAATTGCAATGTAGAGAAGGAGCAGAAATTATGAGATCACAGTTTGGCTGGACCGACAAGAATCAATCGTTTGTAGTAGGAGATACAGAAATAAGTGCTGGTAGTGAAAGCTATAGCCCGCCTTCCAGTTACACCGCACAACTATCAGATTGGTTTGTACCCGTAGGTTCGTTGGATGAATGGAAGTCTGTTATTAACGTATACAACAAACCCGGTTTTGAACCGCATGCGTTTGGGTTTTTTACTGCGTTTGGTGCGCCACTTATGAAGCATATTAATCTCAAAGGTGCAATCATCAACATGATTAACAATACTTCGGGTACAGGCAAGACTACAACAATTAAAGCTATGCATAGCGTATACGGGCACCCCGAAGAACTCATGCTTATTCAACGAGACACTATGAATGTGCGTTTGCATCGACTAGGCGTTATGAATAATCTTGGTCTTGGCTGTGATGAGATTACAAAAATGTCATCAGATGACTTTTCTGATTTTGCTTATGCCGTATCTCAAGGTAGAGGTCGTGGGCGTATGAAGTCTAATGAAAATGCTGAGCGCCTCAATACTGCTAAGTGGCAAACTATTTTGCTATGTTCATCAAATGCATCGGCAGTAGATAAGTTACGTTCTTTGAAGTCCACTCCAGATGGCGAGTTAATGCGTTTGATTGAATATGAAATCCCTGAGACCAAGTTGCTATCCAAACAAGAAGCCGACGAGATTTATCCTAAGCTCTACACAAATTATGGACATGCTGGGCGTATCTACATTCGTGATCTAGTTGAGAACTTAGAAGAACGTATTCGTGAGATCAAAGAAATACAGGTAATGATCGACAATAAAGTTGGCTTTACTAATCGTGAACGGTTCTGGTCAGGTGTTGCCGCTTGCAACATAGCTGGCGCTTTATTTGCTAAACGCCTTGGGTTAATAGACATTGATGTAGGCCGCGTGTTTAAGTGGATGCTTACAGAATTCTCACAAATGCGCCAAGAAATTAAACCACCAGCATCTAATCACGCAAGCATTATTGGTGAATATTGGAATGAACATCGACGTAACACTTTGGTTATTAATGATCAAGTAGACAAACGCACAGGCGTAGAGATGTTGCCGATTCTTGAACCATACGGTGAATTAATTATCCGCATGGAGCCGGACACGCTAAAGCTATTTATCATCGCTAAAAAATTCCGCAAGTGGTGCTCAGAGCATCAAATAACTATTAAAGACGTGCTTAACTCTTTGACTGCAGATAGCGTCTACGTCGGCACTGTTAAAAAACGTATGGCAAAGGGAACCAAACTTGGTAGCGTTCCACCCGTAGATGCTTATGTATTTGATTGCTCAAAGGGTGATTTCATCGACCCCGACATTTATATTGAGGCCGCTAAAAACGATACCCCTGTAGAAGAAGATGCGGATAAATGAAATTAACTACAACATCGACTGGCGCAAATTTAAAGTTGGTTGGTCGTTTTTTGTACCGTGTTTAAAGATAGAGGAAAACAAAAAAGTTGTGGTTTCTACAACAAAAAGACTAGGGTTTAAGGTAGTAATTAAGTCCGTGATAGAAGAAGGAATTAAAGGACTACGAATTTGGCGCATAAAGTAGTATCATTGTGTTGGTTGTCGTATGTTCTCCTTCAAGTACAACCCCTGTTGCCCCCGCCTTGCGCGGGGGTTTTTTTATTCCCGCCCGTAATCGAGCATCGGGGCTATCCGAGGGATTAATTTCTTGTTGATAGAAGCACCAACCGCGTTAGCCATAGCCTGCGCTTTCTTACGCTCTCTAAAAGAATCGGTAATCTTCTTAGCAATTCCTTCTTCTCCAACTAACTCTGGATATTTGCCATAGAAGTCTATTAAATTCTGCATCGCAGTTTCAAAGTCGCCATCGTTATCGTACTCAAGCCACAAGCGATTCATTAGCATAGTCTGCTTGTTCAATATTCGTTGCTCTTTTTCTTTAGCTTCGATAGCGGCTTTCTGCGCTTGCGCTAAGCGTTCCGGCTGCACACCAACTGCTTGCATTGCCAATTCCCAAGCAGTGAGATTGTCGATCACTGTATTTCCACCGGGTGTCTTAGCGCCTTCTGATGCCATACGAATTGCAGAAGCTGATTTAGAAAACAAAGCTGGCGCAGCCTTTTCAAATGCGCGCTCAAATTTACCTTCTTCCATTAACTTGTATGCATCTAGCCAATTAAAGCCAAGCCCAACAGCAGGGCCAAGATTAGCAATAATTTCTTCAGTCGCGTTGGCACGAACATCAGGTGAGTAACGACCCTCTCTGTACCAAAGGTTCTTCAAGTCAAGACTTACGCGCTCGCTTAAGCTTGCACCTGTAATCGCTGGCACTATGCCTGTAGCAGCAGCTTCACCTACTTTACGTCCGGCTTTCTGAGCTCCCTCTTTTTCCATACCAAAAGCGGCAAACGCTGAACTTGCGGCCCCGCCAAGTTCAGTTTCCATGTAATTTCTAAACCAATTTTCCCAGTCAAAGAATTCGTCTTCATCATCGTCACCCGAAGCCAACATTTGAATCAGCGGCCCAAGCATAAAGAAGAATGGCATAGCTTGAGCGCCGCCATATAAATAAGTCATGCCCAAGATACCAGCTAAACGACGTCGGCCTTCTCTAGACAACTCTTTGCGCTGTGCCTCTGCTTCTTTTATTCGTTGCTCAACTACCTCTGGCGATAGCTTATCTTTTACAAGCATCTTGCGTAAGTCGTCTATCTCGCTCTTACTAAATGGTGCGCCAATTGCAAGGTAGAAATTACGTATTGTTGCGTACGTAGCAAGAACAGCATACTGTTTGAACTTAGTTAGCACGCTTAGTATTGGAGGCGTGAAATATCTTGGCTTCATCTGCCGTGTAAAGTCACCCAACGACATGCCCGCAATGTCGTATGCTTCAGCAATTGCATCCTCAAA